GATAGGTCGTGAGCAAACTCGTACTGGACGAGGCCAAGTAATGGACATTCTCACCGTTGACTTCGAGACCTTCTACTCGCAGCAGTTCAGTCTGAGCAAGATGCAGACTGATGCGTACGTCAATGACGACCAGTTTGAGATTGTTGGCATCGCTGTCATCAAGAACGACGAGCCTGCTGTGTGGTTCTCTGGCACTGAGCTGGAGACCATCGGCTGGATGCACGGTAGCTTCGACTGGGCCAACAGCGCTGTGCGCTGCCACAACACTCTGTTCGACGGGTACATCATGACGCAGCGCTGCGGTATCAAGCCCAAGCTGTGGATGGACACCCTCGGCCAAGGCCGCATGCTGCTGCCGTTCCTGACCTCACACTCTTTGGCCAATCTCGCCAAGCAGTACAACCTGCCGGACAAGGGCACCGAAGTCGTCAAGGCCATGGGCAAACGCCGTGCGGACTTTAATCCCATGGAATTAGCGGAGTACGGCGAGTACTGCAAACACGACGCGTGGCTGTGCAAAGAGCTGGGCAAGAAGTTCGACCCGTTCACACCGCCGCTGGCGATGAAGCTGATTGACATGACTGTGCGGATGTTCACAGAGCCCATGCTGGTCGGCGATCAAGCCAAGATGCAGCAGCTGTACGACGACGAGATCACACGCAAAGCAGACCTGCTGGCCAAGGCCGAGACCAACCGCGACATCATCATGTCGAACGACAAATTCGCAGAAGCTCTGCTGGCACTGGGTGTGACCCCGCCGAAGAAGCAGAGCAAAGCCAACCCAGACAAAGAGACCTATGCCTTCGCCAAATCCGACAAAGCCTTCACCGACCTGCTGGAGTCCGACGATGCGGACGTACAGGCGCTGGTTGCGGCTCGCCTTGGTGTCAAAACGACTATCGCTGAAACACGTGCGCTGAAGTTTCTGGAGACTGCCAAGCGCGGCCCTCTGCCGGTGTACCTCAACTTCTGGGGTGCCAAGACCACAGGACGCTACTCAGGCGGCAACAGCATCAACTGGCAGAACATCCCTGCGCGTGGCCCGTCTGCGGGCTTGCGTGACGCGTTGCTGGCCCCTCCCGGGCACACGGTGCTGGTAGGTGACTCGTCGAACATCGAGCTGCGCACAGTGATGGCTCTGGCTGGCCAAGATGATGTCACCGAGAAGCTCAAGAACGGCGTGGACTTGTACTGCGACTTTGCCTCTAAGTTGTTCGGTCGCAAGATCACCAAGGCTGACAAGGCCGAACGGTTCTTGGGTAAGACGGCTATGCTGGGCCTGCAATACGGTGCAGGTGCGAAGCGGTTCCAAGAGATGGTGCGGCTGGCCAAGCGCACTGACCCCAGCGTTGAGCTGATCGACGAGAACAGGGCTCATGCCATCGTGGACTTGTACAGGTCTGTGCACTGGAAAGTGGTGGAGTTGTGGCGTAGATGCAACGATGTGGTTCTGCCTGACATCGCCAACGGATGCACGATGCTGAACGTGGACGTCAACGGCTGGTTCATTACCCAGTGGGATGGCTTCGGTCGCCCGGGTGAGCCCGGTGTGATGTACAACGACTTGCAGCACGATGGCAAAGACTGGACGTACACCATGGGCCGACAGCGTGTGCACCTGCACGGCGCGAAGGTCGTAGAAAATTTGTCGCAACATGCTGCAATGCAGATCGTTATGTGGCAAACTGCACGTATCAACCAGCGCTACCCAGTGAAGCTCTCTGTCCATGACGAGGCGGTCTGCGTGGTGCGGGATGATGAACTTGATGAAGCTCGTGCGTATATGGAAGAGTGCCTTGCGATGACACCCAAGTGGTGCCGCAGCATTCCCGTATCGTGTGAGACTGGTGTTGGCCCGTCGTACGGAGACGCAAAGTAATGGCGATAGCTTACTCATCCACTGACCGCTTGCCTCATTGGGCACAAGTCAAATGGGATCACGATGCGTACAAGTACGAGTCAAAGGTCTGGTTTGGCGTTCAATGCGTCGATGGCCCCATACAGGTGATGGTGACTATGCCGGAGCAGTTCGCTATGCCCTCACCAAACCGACGCCGGATTCTTCAAGACATGATCGAGCAACTCACCGTGCAACTTGCAAAAGCAACTCTGGAAGAAACATGACCACACCGATGCCCCTGTCGTTCAGCCGACTGTCTACGTTCGAGCAATGCCCTGCGCAGTTCGATTACCTGTACGTGTCCAAGCGCGTGCAGAACTCTACGAACGAAGCGTCAGAGTACGGCGACAGAGTGCACAAGGTGCTGGAGGCCAAAGGCAACGGGTCACTGGATGAAAGCACGCTGACACTGGAGGGCAAGCAGTCACTGGAGCGCTGGGGCGCACTCGTAGACAAGATCACGTCACGCAACGGCGACAAGTATTTCGAGCACCAGATGTCGGTCAACCGCCAGCTGCAGCCCGTGGACTGGTTCGCCAAAGACGTGTGGATTCGCTCTATCGCTGACGTGCTGGTTGTTGACGGTGACACGGCGTACTGCCTCGACTACAAGACGGGCAAGGTCAAGGAGAACCCCACGCAGCTGCAGCTGTTTGCGGCCATGGTGTTCTGGCATTTCCCACAGGTGAAGAAGGTGAAGACCTCGTTCATCTGGCTCAAGTTCGACGAGGTGACAAACGCCACGTATGAGCGCAGGTTTCTTAACGCGCTGTGGCGGGCACTGGAGCCACGCTTTGACATGGTGCAGGAGGTCATTGACCTCGGCGTGTTCAAGACAAAGCCATCGGGCCTGTGCCCGTGGTGCCCAGCGAAGGGGTTCTGCCCTGACGCGAGACTGAAAGGTAAACGATGAAGAAAGAAGAAGATGTCAAGAAGGTGGTTAAGGCTATTCTCAAGAGTACGCCCAAGTGCTGGTGGTTTATGCCGCCTGCGAACGGCTTTGGCCGCTCTGGTATCCCTGACTTTGTGGGTCACGTCAACGGTCATTTCTTTGCTGTGGAGACAAAGTTCGGCAAGGGCACTACTACAGCGAATCAAGAACGCGAGATCGCGGACATAGATCAGTGCGGTGGCAAAGTGTGGATCGTGCGCGAGACCTCAGTGGACTCGTGGCATCTTGAATTTAAGGCGTGGGCCGCTCTATGCTCGTAATCCCTGACAAGCGCAAGATCATCATCAACAGCAACGAGAACGCAGCTGTAGCGCGAGCCATCCCCCATGCGAAGCTGTTGCAGCACAACGGCGAAGACATGCTGGCTATGCCCTACGGTGTTGACGAGTCGATGGTCCTCAAGAACCTTGGCTTCAGCGTGCCTGCTCCGATCCTGCAATACTACAACTGGCCCGGTCGCTTCACAGCGATGGACCACCAGAAAGACACTGCAGCGTTCTTGACCATGCACAAGCGTGCCCTGTGCCTCAACGCGCCGGGTACTGGTAAGTCCATCAGTTCGCTGTGGGCTGCTGACTTCTTGCTGGATGAAGGCATTGCACGTAAGGTGCTGATTGTCGCGCCGCTGTCCACGGTGAAGGTTGTCTGGGGTCGTGAGCTCAAGCATCACCTGCCGCATCGCTCGTTTGTGATCTGCACGGGTACAAAGCAAAAGCGCATCGACCTGCTCAACACGCCCGGGGTGCAGTACGTCATCATCAACCATGACGGATTCACCAACATGCAAGCTGAGCTGACTGGCTTCGACGTGGTGATCTACGACGAGGCGACAGCGCTCAAGTCACCGAGCTCGCAACGGTACAAGATGTTCGCTAAGTGGATGACCAAGCACCAGCCATGGCTGTGGCTGTTGACGGGTACGCCCATCTCGCAGACACCCGCTGATGCGTGGACACTGGCACGCCTCGTTGATTCGCCGAGTTGCCCCAAGAGTTTCACCACGTTCAAAGACATGGTGATGCAGAAGGTGACGACGTTCAAGTGGATGCCGCGTCATGACTCGTTGGAGACATGCCGCAAGGTACTGCAGCCGTCAATCCGGTTCTCGCTGGACGAGTGCAAGGACTTGCCTGATACCAACTTCGTTGGCCGCAAGACTGAGCTGACCAAGCAGCAAGAGAAGGCCTTCAAGGATATGAAGGACAAGGCCGTGACGATTTTCTCAGCAGGTGAAGTGACTGCAGCGAACACCGCTGTGATGCTGAGCAAGCTGTTGCAAATTAGCTGCGGTGTGGTGTACGGAGACGACACTACGATTGCCATCGACGCCTCGGAGCGGTATAATACCCTCACGGAATTACTCACAGAGATCGGCGACAAAGCGATCATCTTCGTGCCACTCAAGGGTGTGCAAGTTTGGCTTCAAGAGAAGCTGACCGCAGATGGTTTCGACGTTGCGATGGTCAATGGTGATACGAGCAAAAAGGATCGTGACCAGATATTCAACGACTTCCAGCACACGGACAGACCACAGATTTTGTTGGCTCACCCCAAGGTTGCTGCGCACGGTTTGACACTGACACGAGCCAAGGACATCATCTGGTTTGCGCCCATTTATTCACTTGAGCAGTATGAGCAGGCAAACGCTAGGATTCGCCGGTTGACAACAACTGGCAAAACGACTGTGTGGCACATCTGGGCCACCGGCTTTGAGGCAGAGCTGTACCGCAGGCTCCGCGCAAAGAAAAACACTCTTGCGGAATTTTTAACACTGGTGCAAGGCATCAACAGTGACGAGTAGGAAACGAGGTAACTGAATGAATTACGACATTGCCGCAGAGCGGTACTTGCAAGTTCGCAATCAGATCGAGAGTCTTGAACGCGAACACAAAACAGCCAAGGCTGCACTTACTGAAAAACTTGTAGCGCTAGAAAACTGGATGACAGCCAAAGCGCAAGAGGATGGACTGGAGACAGTCAAGACTCCACATGGTACGGCCTACTGGTCTACCCACCACACAGCGACAGTTGGTTCTCGCGAAGAGTTCTTCAACTTCTGCAAAGAGCACGATGCTTGGGACATGGTCGAGTCCCGTGCGTCAAAGACGGGAGTCAAGAGTTACATCGAGGCTCACGGTGCACCCCCTCCCGGGGTAAATTTCTCATCGGCAAAAGTGTTCAATATGCGCAAAGCGCAATCCAAGGAGTAAAGAAATGAGCAACATGATCGCAAACGTCCCAGCGCACATCGCAGCGCGTATCGCAGCCCGTCAACAAGCAGGCACCAAATCCAGCGTGGCCTCGGCCATCGTCAGTGATGGCGTCAGCATTCCACGCATCAGCATCCGTGCTGGCCGCTATCGCCTGAACGAAGAGGGCGTTGAGACCACCGTGGGCGTGACACTCGACACCATCATCGTGGGTGCCAACCCACGCGTGTCCAAGGTGTTCTACGCCAAAGCATTCGATGCCTCGGCAGAGAACGTGCGCCCTGACTGCTGGTCCAACGATGGCCTCAAGGCCGATGCAAGCATCGAGTCCCCTGTGCACAGCGCTTGCGCTGACTGCCCCAACAACGTGCTGGGCTCCAAGATTCTGCCCTCCGGTGCCAAGTCCAAGATGTGCGCTGACCAGCGTCACCTCGCTGTTGTGGCTGCTGCTGATCCCACAAAGGTCTACAGCCTCACGGTGCCAGTAAGCGGCATGAAAGCTCTGCGTGAGTACTTCAAGGAACTCGGCAACTACGGCATTGGCCCAGAAGAAGTCGTGACCGAGTTGGGCTTCGACGACGCTGCCAGCTTCCCCAAAATCACCTTCAAGCAGAAGGGTTATGTGCCAGAGAAAGCCATCAACCGTGTGGACACTTTGCTCGAGAGCGACTCTGTTAAAGTTGCGACTCGTCAAATGGCACCACAGGCCGCAGGCTCAGCACTCGCAGCACCGAAGGCCCAAACCGCTATCGCAGCGCCAGCCGTAGACGACGCATACGAAGAAGAAGCAGCAGCGCCCGCCCCGGCACCTGTTGTTTCCGCGCAACCCAAGGCCAAGCCCACAGTTGCCCCAGTAAAAGCGTCGGATGAATTGGCTGCAAAGCTCGACAGCTTGTTTGACGAGTAATAGAATTCTCGAAAACAAACCCCCCGGCTAAGGCCGGGGTTTTTCATCTAGGGGCAAGTCTTGGACACCAAACACTTTTTTACTCGCGTCTTTGCCCAGCTCGACGAACTCGTTATCAGCGTCCACAAACCAGACCCAAGCGGCAAAGTTGCGCGTGGTTTCTTCTGGAACAGGGGCTCATTCACCGATCTCGACGAAGCTGTAGCAGCTATCTCACAATGGGACTCAGAGCCCAACACCACGGTCTACTTCGGCGTGGGTGCATTTGCAGGTCACGGCTACACCGATGACGGCAAACAGAAGTGGTATCGCAAACAAGAACACGCAACATGGTTCAAGGCTCTGGCCCTTGACCTCGACATAGGCGCAGACAAGCCGTACGCCACACAGAAAGAGGGCTGGGGCGTCATGAAGGAGGCACTGAAGAAAATCGGTATGCCACCGCCCATGGTCATCTCGTCTGGTAACGGCATTCACCTGTACTGGCCACTCACTCAACCAATCAGCAAAGCACACTGGGTCAAGGCATCCACAGCTTTGCGCGTTGCGCTCGAAGAGCATGGAGTTGAAATTGATACCTCGAAAATTCACGACCCATCCATGGTGCTACGGCCAGTCGGCACGCACCACAAGAAGCAACAGCCGTGGAAAGATGTCCGGTGTGTTGCGGATTGCCCAGACCACGATGCAGTTGCGCTCTTCGGCACACTCAAGCCGTGGTTTGGTAAGGCAGCAACAGTTGCGGCCAAGGCCACAGCACCGCGCAAGGGCGGCAAGTCCTCGATACTTGATGCCGTACTCAACAGCAACGACGTCGTCCTTGACGCAGTGGCCTCCAGATGCAATCAGGTCAAAGCGTTGGTCGACTCAGGAGGCGTGCTTGACGCTGCTGGCCGTGACGTTCCTGAGCCTCTCTGGCGGGCTTCTCTTGGGCTTGCTAAGCACTGTACCGATGTAAGCGAAGCAGTCATCAAGCTCGCTGGCAAGCACAAGGACTTTGACCTCAACGGCAGCCTCGACAAGATCAACGGCTGGAATGGTACAGGTCCAACGACATGCGCCAAGTTCGAGCAGCTGTGCGCCAAAGGCTGCGAGGGGTGCCCAAGCCGTGGCAAGATCACAAGCCCTGCCCAGTTGTCAGTCGTCACTGAAGTGGCCATTGAGAACGAAGAAGGCGAAGAAGTTGTGCTGACGTTGCCACCAACGTACGTGCTACAGAACAACCAGATTTTCCGTGAGGTCAAGACTGAGATCGTCACGCAAGACGCCAACGGCAACGACGTGGCGCAAGAGGTCGTAGAGCTGGATCATGTGAGCCAGTACGAGATGCACATCACGGGTGTGTACAACGACAACGAGAGCGGTAAGGCTGCGTTCAAGTTGCTGGTCAAGTACCCGATGACTGGATGGAAAGAGACAGAGCACGAGATCGCAGTGCTGGCTTCCATAGGCAAAGACTTCAGCAGCTTCTTGCTGAATCGTCAGGTCTTTGTGAAGAGCATTCCCCAACAAGAAAAACTGAGAGGCTACTTAATGGATTACTTATCAATGGTGCAGAAGCAGGCACCGACAGGCCAAGACTTTGTCAGCTTCGGCTGGCAAAAAGACGGCTCGTTCATGTGCGGCGAAGTGCTGCTCGGCGCTGGTCACAGCGGTATCGACACACGCCTGCGTGGCCCTGCCAAATCGTTCGCTGACCTGATCGGTGCCCATGGCTCCCGCGACGAGTGGGTGCGCGGCATGGCCATGCTGAACAACCCGGGTACTGAGACGATACGCTCAGCCACCTTGCTCGCATGCACAGGCATCATCGGGTCAGCCGCTGGCAACGCAACAGCCGTGGTGTCGATTTACTCGACAGAAACTACGACTGGCAAGACGCTGGCCCTGATCGCTGCCAACAGTTTGATCGGTCACCCCAAGCAGCTGTTCCTGAACCAGAAAGATACGACCAATGCGCTGTACAAAATGCGCGGCGTGCTCAACAACCTGCCATGCTGCATTGACGAGATGACTGCAGCTGACGACAGAGACATTGCCGACATGGCGTACCAGCTGAGCATGGGGCGTGAGAAAGTCTCCATGACCAAGGACCGTGACCTGCGCGATCCGGCTACGTGGAACGGCCTGACGCTGATGACGACGAACATCTCCCTGCACCAGAAGTTCGAGGGTGCACAGGCGGGCAACGAGCCACTCAAAGCACGATGCCTAGAGCTACCCCAGCACGACCGCACATTCGTCGCTACACGGCCCGATGGCAAGAGCGATGGCTATGAGTTCTTCGACCTGATGGCTGAGAACAACGGCTGGGCATTCCCAGAGCTGGTACAGGCTGTGCTCGACAACGGTGGCCAGAAGGCTGTCTGGGAAGCTGCAGAGCGTTCGTTCGACAAAGTGTTTGGCTTCGTGTTCGAGCCGCAGGAGCGCTTCTATCGCACGGCCATCATCGCTGCATGGGGTATGGGACGGATTGGCCAGAAGCTCGGCCTGTTCCCGTTCGATGTGCAGGGCACCATCCAGTACCTGATTGAGCACGTCAAGAAGACACGGCAGTTTGCCATCGACAGCAAGGTTGACGTGTTCGACATCATTGGCCAGTTCCTTGCCGAGCACAACGACCAGCTGGTGGAGTGCAAAGAGCGTTACGGCTCGGGCGTGGAGCAGGTCACCCTGCCAGCACCTGAGAGGGCTGTGGCCCGGGTCAAAGTCGTGTACGACGACAAAACAACTT